TGGGCATCGACCCGAACCGGCTGATTTGGGATGAAGCGCAGCGGTCGATCATCCTCTACATCGTCGGCAAGGTGGAAGCGAAGATGGAAGCCGTCAAACCGACACACGCGGTCACAGACAAGGAGACTCTAAATGCCTGAGCCGAACGGACAAGGCGACCCCCCTGCGGACAATCCGCCCCCGGAAAATCCCCCTGCACTGAGTTCCTTCATTGCCGAAGATGGGACGCTCAAGGAAGGTTGGCTTGAAGCCCTCGTGCCGGAGGACTTCCGCGCCTTGGGCGTCTACAAGACCATCACGGACCTGCCAACGGCGTTCAAGCAGTTGGGCAACCTGGAGAAGTTGAAGGGCAAGCAAGGCAAGGGCCTCATCCCGCCGTCCGACGATGCCACGCCGACGGAGCGCGAGTTGTTCTATAACGCTCTCGGGCGACCGCCGAAGCCGGAGGACTACAAGATCGAGATTCCGAAGGAACTGGCCGAGTTCTACGATGATGGCGTAATCAAGGAAACGCGGGAGGCCCTGCACGCGGCCGGGCTGACGCAGAAACAGGTCGATGCCGTGATGGCGCTCGATGCGAAGCGCCTGGTAGCGGGGGCGAAGCAGGTCCAGGAGGAAGCGCTAGCGGAAAAAGCCGATGCGGAAACGGCACTCAAGGCGAAGTGGGGCGCGGCCTATCCCGAACGGCTGCATATCGCCAACCGGATGATTTCGGAGAACGTGGCGGACGAGAGCGAGAAGGAACGGCTGTTGGCGGTTATCGGGAACGATCCCTATGTCGCCGACTTCCTTGCCAACATCGGCAAGAAGTTCATGGAAGGTACAGTCATCGCCACGGAAGAGACGGGCGCGGGCCAGATGACGCCGGCGGAAGCGAAACTCAAGATGCAGGAACTTATTGCGGAGCGCGCGGCTGACCGGGAGATGCGCATGAACAACCCGGCCAAGTACGCGCGGCTGAACAGGGAGATCGAGCGGCTTGCCCGCTTGAGTCTTGCAGGACAGGGAGAAACGTGAGTCCCCTGTCCTGTTGAAACTGGAAACCCGACAACCCAAGAAAGGGCCGGTCGCCGGCGGGCGATAAACGCACCGAAGTAGACGGGCCTCTTACAAGAGACAACCCATGTAACGGTGTTTGACAAGAAACATGGAACTCTTGTAGGAGGCAGTCAAATGGCTGTCACAATCGACCAGATTTTTGCCCAGCAGTTTGGAGCCACGCTCTACGCGCTGGCGCAGCAGAAAGAATCAAAGTTCGCCTCGAAGGTCCGGCGCGAGACGGTCGCCAGCGCCGAACTGGCGTACTTCGACAGCATCGGGGCCGAAGACCCTCCTGAGCAAGCCACCACCCGCCACGGGGATACCCCCTTGTCCGAACCGAACTTGGGCCGGCGCAAGGTCATGCCCTACAAGTGGCACAAGGGCACGATCCTGGACGAGTACGACAAGGCCCGGATGATGGCCGACCCGCAGGGGCCGATAGTTCAGGGCCACGCGATGTCGTTTGGCCGGAAGAAGGACGACCTCATCATCACGGCGGCGCTCGGAACGGCCTATGTCGGCAAGACCGGGGCCACCACCATCGCGGCCTTGAACAACGAGACCGGGCAGATCGGCATCGACGGCGACGGCACGGTGACGGCAGCGGAGACGTTGCCGGCAGCCGGGACACCGGTCGTGATGACCTTGGGCAAGATTCTCCTGATGTCCCAGTTGTTCAACGAGGCCGATGTGGACCCCGACATTCCGAAGTATTGGGCGGTGTCGCCTGGCTGCATCAAGGAGATGCTGGATGTGACGGAGATCACGTCCGCCGACTACGTGACCGTCAAGGCGCTGCTCAACGGCAAGGTTGATACCTTCATGGGGTTCAACTTCTTCTGGACGAACCGGCTGACGAAGGACGCGGCCACCTCGACCTGCTGGCGGACAATCGCCTGGGCGCAGGACGGCCTGCTCCTGGCGTACATCGGCGACATCAAGAGCCGGATGAGCGAACGGCCCGACAAGTGCTACTCGACGCAGATTTACACCGAGATGGACTTAGGCGCGGTCCGCATGGAAGGCGCCAAGGTCCGCGAGTGCCTGAACAAAGTGTGATAATCGCGGCGCAGCCGCAGAAAGGAAGTGAAGCATGGCAACTACCACGAATTACTATGAACGGTCTTTCGTCCAGCGGTGCTACGATGCCGAGGAGGAAATGCCGCGGCAGGGCATTTACGAACAGAGTGCGACGCAGAACGATCACATCGGGACGAAGTTGGTGTTCCCTGATGGTCGGGTGTTTCGCTATGCCCAGTGCGGTGCTGTCGCCATCACGCGGAACCTCATGCAGCAGGGGCCGGACCCGGCGGCAGCAGGTTCCCCATCCTCATCCAAGTTCCTCAGCATCACGCAGACGGGATACCCCCAGGTCGCGGGCGACACGGACATCACGGTGCTGGTCACGACCGGCTCGGCCGTGCCCGACAACGCCTTCGCGGGCGGGTTCGTCCAGTTCACCACAGGAACCAACAAGGATACCTACCGGGTTCTTGCGAGCAAACTGGACGCAACGGACACGGAACTGCACCTACTGCTCGACTCCCCCATCCGCAATGCGATTGCGGCGACGGCGAAGATGACGGTCACTCCGCCCCGGTGGTACAAGACCATCGTGACGCCGGTGACAACGGCGACGGAAGCCGCAGCGGGCGTGCCGCTCATCGACGTGACGATCTCCTACTACTACTGGGCGCAGACGAAAGGCCCGTGCCCGATGACAGTCGATACGGGGGATACCCTTGTTATCGGCGGTATGGCGGGTATTCCGGCCACGAACGCCGTGGCTGGAACCTGCGGGAACGCGACCGCAACGGGCTACGCCTTCCCGGTCTATGGGCGGGTGCTGGCCATCAGCGCGGCCGACGAAACGGCTCTGATTGATCTGTTGCTGGACTAAGCCGAACCGTCCGGGGCGGGTAAACCGCCCGCCCCGGACACACTTTTAAGCAATCGAACTTGACGCGAGGGGCGGGGAGTCAGGCTCGCCCCGCCCCTCAGCCCTTGTCAGCGGAGATGAAGCATGACCCTCTCCAAGACAGACATTTGCAACTACGCCTTGACGGCGCTGGGCCAACCTGCGGTCACGGACGTTGACACGGACACCACGGCGGGCGGCATCCAGGCCAAACGCCACTACGACCCGACGTTGAACAGCCTGCTGCGCTCGCATCCCTGGCAGTTCGCCTCGATGTGGGCGGACCTCGTGCGCCCCACCATCGTCACGTCCGGCACGTCCACGGGAACAAACTCCGCGACGACCTTGAACGACACCGGGCAGGCGTGGACGGTGAATGTCTATGCGGGTTGCTGGCTGTGGGTCACGGACGGGACAGGCGAAGGTCAGATTCGCCTCATCGCGTCCAACACGGCCACGTGCTTGACAACCGCCGATGATTTCACGGTGACGCCGGACGCCACGAGCGTTTACGAAGTTTGGCAGTTCTCGCTTCCGTTCCAGGATGCGCCGGTCACATCGGGAACCTCGACGGGCACGAACTCATCAACGACCCTCAATGACACCGGCAAGTCATGGACCGTCAACGCCTATGCGCCGACGGACGATGCGACGTACTGGCTCTGGATTACGAGCGGAACAGGAAGCAACCAGATTCGCCGTATCGTGTCCAACACGGCTACGCAGATTACAACCGACGACGATTTCAAGGTGACGCCGACTACCGCTGGGTACGAAGTCTGGAAATATCCGACCTCGTACCGATGGGATTACCAGTACGTCCTCCCGTCCGACTTCTTGCGCCTTCTCCAAATCGACCCGGAACTCGACGCCGATGTCGATGTTTCCAACGAACGGTACGCGATTCAGGGCGACTACCTCAAGAGCGACAGCGAGACGATGCGCATCCAGTATGTCCGCACCGTGACCGACCCGACCGAGTTTGACGCCTTGTTCGTCGAAGCAATGACGACAGCCCTGGCGGCGAAACTGGTCATGCCCCTGTTGCAGGACAAGGTGTGGCAGGTCGAGTTGGAGAAGAAGTTGGACCGGATACTTCAACGGGCGCGCGCGGTCAATTTCACGGAGGCGCGGGCGCAGAAGAAGCCCTTAACGTGGAATGAGGCGCGGGGCGCATCAACCGATGTGAGCGAGGTCACGACATGACCCTTGGGGCGAACGTTACATTAGTTCCCGAATCTGTCGTGTACGGCGAGACGCTGGAGGATTATCTCCTTCAGTGCGACTACTCGATTCCGCCGGGCTTTCGCGCGGCGCAGACCCCGAAACTCGGCGACCCCTACCCCGGCGACACGGCGCCCTGGGGCTACATCGTCGTGGAAACAGGCAGCGCCACCGCGTACCACGGAGTGGACCGGGGGGCCTATCTCACCGGCGTCAAGTACGCCAAGCCGAAGATTCCCTTCACGAGCGGCATACCGGGCCTCTACGAAATCGCCCGCAAGAAGGCGACGGCCCGGCTGGGGCGGCGCTTGGGCGAGCGCGTGTTCCTGGCCGCCGACGCCAATGCCGATGCGCTGGCTGAGGCGAATCTGGCCGAAGGCGTGCCGATGGAGGGGAGCGGGTCGTGGATGGCGGCGGTCCTGCGCGAGAAGACCATCGAGCGGCGCTGGCGGGTCGGCATCGCCAAGATCACGGCCCAGTACGACAGTTACGCCCAGATGGGCGAAGTGATGGTGGTCGGCAAGGGCCTGTTGGAGTGCGACGCCGAGTCCATTCTGAAAGACTTCCCGGACATCGACAGCCAGTTAGGTGGCCACCAGGTCGATGTGCCGTACTTCGACACCGATAAAGACAAGATAATGTGCTGGTTGCCCATCAAGGGGCCATGCGATTACAAGATTTCGCTTGTGCGGGCCAAACTGCGCATCCGGGTCATTCTGAGTTCGTCGAACCTGGCGTCCCTGTGTCCGCTGGTGGGCAAAATCAACAGTGACGCCTGCCCGCATATCATCGGTGCGGGCAAGTGGCAGTTGTGGTTCGTGGACTTGAGTTTCCGACAACGCAAGTACGGCCAAAGTTCACTGTATGACTGCATCATCTACCTGCTCTACCATCCTGTGGCGTGGGAAGAGGAAACCGTGGTTCAACTTCACGAACACAGCATCATCCAGCAACCTGTTCGGAGGGGTGCCACATATATGGACACCGGCCAGAAACAGCGGCTGTCACACTGGATTCCCCAGACGGGCACGGCAAACATCAAGAAGATGAAACCGGCGGACGAGGCCAGTTTCGCACTCATCAACGGATACCTGGCATGATCGACTCTGAGCCCGTAAGCGAGTTCGAGAAGCAGTTCGCAACGGTCCTGGACACCCTGGATCGGCTGAAGTCGGTTCGCCCCCCGACGAAGGCTGAGGACAAAGAAGGCATGTTGCGATGGATGCGGGAGATTCACGAGGCCGCAGCATCCATGCCGGACCTGCCGGACCCCGACCGCCTGACGCGGTACGCGGAGGACGTGGACGCCAATGTGCGGCGAGTGGAGAACAAGGCCGAGATGGCGCTGTCGGCGAAACGGCAGTTGCCGAATCCGATGGTGTTGACGCCGGAACCATTGTGGGCGAAAATCACAGCTCTCAAGACAACCGCCGGGGCTACCTGGTCGCTCGGCGTCCTTTGGCCGTGGTACTGCACGGCGAACCCGTGTGATTCGGCTGGCGGGCACGTGGACACCGACACGACGGTCTATCTCCGGTTTCCCCCTGCGTTGTCGGTGGACATTTTGACGAAGGGCGGGCCGGGGGTGTGCGGGCACGCGGCGGGCGATGTGGTGGCGTACACGCTCTCGGACGGACAGACTTCCGCTGCCGATGGCAATGTGATTGGCGGCGACATCCTGTGGCATAGCCTGAAGGTCAAGCACCACTTGCCGATTTACGCCGAGGAACTAAAATACAAGAAACGTGCGCTCTGGCTGCACGACGATGAACCGAATGTCGTTCTTGGCTACACAACGGGCTGGGTCATAGAAAGTAAGGGGAAGTTTCTGCGGACACCAGCGGTGGGTGAGCATGTACTCGACACTGGTGGCGCAGAGAACCACTTCCATGTGGTTGATAATCACGAAATGGGCACGATAAACACTGGTACGCTGAGTCCGCCAACCTACTTTGGCCCCGAAGATGGGCCAGTAACAATATATGGAGATTCAATCACCGGCCATACTCATTCTGTTGTGCTTGGGACGTGGGTTCATATTGTAGAGACGGTTTCGCACAGGCCGCCATTCGTGAACATCCATGTTATAGAGTGGAAAGGTTTCTAAAAGGAGAATCACATGGGTAGTTTCTACGGAACGATTACGCCCGGAACGGTTGTCAACGCCGACCTCGCTGATGCTGCGGCCATCACGGCTACAAAACTGCAGCATCAGTATTCTCCGGTATTCGCCCAGGCGAACTCGGATGCGGAGAGCGACACGGGTCGCGTCCTGCACGTCGTCAAAGGGGCTACGGGAACCATCGTGGCCTTCCGGGCGGGCTCCATCGTGGCCGCCACCGGGAACGCCACGGTCACGATTGACCTCAAAAATAACGGCACGAGCGTCCTTTCGGGGGTCATCACTCTGGACAGCAACAACACCGCCTACGTCGTCGAAGAAGGAACGATCGCGATTCCAGCGGTGGCGGCGGGCGACGTGCTGACGCTGGTCATTGTCGCCACGGCCGGCACGGGAACGTTGCCGACGGGCCTTTTTGCGCAGGCCGTCATCAGGGAAGATGCGTAAAGCGAGGGCGTCATGGATAACCCATTGGTGGCGCAGTTGTTCCCCTGGGCTGCGGGGCAGGACCCGCGCGTAGCGCGAGTGAAGGCATTGCGCCGTCCTGCCCCGCCGGATATCGAGCCGGAGCCGGTTGAGGAAGATGTGCCGCTCATGGAGCGCGCGCGGCAGGCGGCGTTGGCGGAGTTGGAAAACCTGAAGAACCCAAAGACGGTCCTGGGGCAGAAACCTCTGGGCAGTCAAACGTTGTTGCAAGGTTTCAAGGGGGTGTTCTGATGGCGGTATTCCCCGTACTCGGCCCGCCCGCGACGAGTGAAGAAGAACGCCTACGCCGACAAGCGGAAGCCCGGAGGCGGCTGGGCCTGAAACAACGGCCGGAGAAAGAAGCCGTGATGGGTCCGCAGCAAGGCCCGGCCGTGGTGCAGGCGCAAAGGCCGCTTAAAATTCCGTATGCTGGTCCCGACCCCGACACTATTTTGGAGACCGAAGTAAAGCCAGCGCAAAGGAAGTTGGAAGATGTCAGAAAGAGGGTCGAAGTTGCTCGCGATGCATGGAAAAAACTCATTGAAAATGAATGGGTGTCTCCTGCTGAAAAGGCCGCTTCCGATGCCTACCGCGATGCCCGACTTGAAGAAGCATATGCCGTCTCTGCCCTGTCCGATGCCGAAAAGGTCTGGGCAGATGCCCAGCGTCAAGCCGAAGTCGCAAGGCAGGCTAATGCCAAGAGACTGGAGAAGCCTCTGCAAAATGCCATCTATCAGAATGGCAAGCCCGTGCGCACCTTCGTCGAGCCTGCCCCGCGCCCGCAGCCGGCGAGTCTGGAACAAGCCGCCGCCGATGTTCCCAAGCGCAAACTGCCCCCGCAAGTATGGAGTTGGGAGGAACTGGGGCAGCGCGAAATGGTCGCCAAGGAATCGACCGAAGTTGACACGCTGGCGCGCAAGGTGCATGACATCTGGAACGAGACCGAGGCCGCCCTGCCCACGGTCCAGGACGAAGCCGAGCGGGTGAAGTTGTTCGATAAGGCGAAGCAGCGGATTTTGGCTTTGCAGGGTTCCAGTGAGAACGTTGAGCGGCAGCACCAGAGCAACCTGTCGCGGCTTATGCCCCAGTTGGAGAACCGCTTCAACGAAGTCCACCACGGGATGATCATCAAGCAACTCCGCCAGGACGGAGAAACGAATATACAGTCCGCGGTGGAGGCCGCAGACGAACTTGGGGCCGCCACGCAAATTCAGAAGATGATAGCGAACGGCCTTTATGGCAAGGCAGAAGGCGAGAAGAGGATCGCCGGTCTTCCGGCGGAGATCGCCCTGACTGCCGCTCAGAAGAAAATCAACGAAGGTGTCCTCGCGGGCGATCCCAAAGTCATCGAGGACGCCGCCAAAGACGTAAAGAATCTGAAAGGCATCTCGCCAGAAGCACTTCAGAAAGCCACGGAACTTGTCGAGGCGGCGCGGGTGGACATTCGCCGGATGCAGGCAGAGCGGTCGGATCAACATGCCGCCGACATTGTTGACTGGGAGACAACACCTAATCAGACGGCCTCTGCCGCGCTGAAGTGGCGCGATGATAAGATTGCCGTCATTGTGGCCGATGAAAAAGCGGGCCGAATCAGTGGCGTTGATGCGCGAACGCGCACAGCACAGGCGCGCGCGGCGTACAACCGAATCACTGCGCCGGGCAAAGCGGACCCGCGCCTAAAGGCCAAATGGGAACTACGAATACTCGATATAGGTTCGGGAACTCCAAAGAAGGAATTGGACGCCGCATTCCAGGAACTTGTCGATGATGCGGATGGTCTTGGCGAGGAGTTTCCTGAGTATGTGGCAAAGTTCAAGGTGGCGGAAAAGCGTGAGGCCGCACAAGGCGATTCGGCACTTCTCGACCTCGCCGCAACACAACGAGGAATCATCCTGGAGCATCGACCGGCATTCTTCCGAATGGAGATGGCAAAGGTCGATCAGGCGCGGGCCGCAGGGAAACCGATGTCCACGGCAGAGAAGAATCAAATGTTTGCCGAAGATGCTGTCGCTTATCAGGCGATGATTGAACGGGTAGAGGCCGAGGAGCGCGAACAAAAACGGGCGGAAAAAGAAGTGTTGCCGCCGGCGGTACTTGGAACGGTCCTCGGCGAACTGAAGGCTCATCAGACTTCCGGCGGGTTGCTTGAAGGTATGCTGGATATTGAGAACAGGCGGGATGCCATCAGGCTTATCGTCAAAAAGGTCTGGTACAGTTACAAGTTGTCGCCAGAGGACCGGAAACAGTTGAAAGAAATGCTTGATGCCGAGTACCCGGTCAAAACCCCGGACATCAAAAAGGGACTGAACTTGTACGATGGGCCCGAACAGCAGTTGCCGCCAGCGCCGCCGGAACGAAAACGTACAGCGCGGGAACCGGCACCTGAACCGGCTGAAGGGATTCCGCCTGTTGAAAAACGCGAAGTGGGCAAGATATACACCAATGCTGCTGGCAAGAGGGCGAAGTGGAACGGAACGGCCTGGGAAGTGGTGCAATGACCCAGATTCTCACAGACGAGGAGTTTCTTGGCGTGGCCGAAAGGCCACCGGCCCCGCCTGCGCCCAAGATCTTAACTGAGGATGAGTTTGTCAACGAGCCGGTCTCCAGGCCAGTCTCCGAGCCTGAGCCTCTGTTGGCACTCCCCATGCTCCGCGAGACGCCCGAAGAGGCGGGAAAGTTGGCACTTCGGACAATTGCAATCTCCCTGACGCACGGGGGATCCTTGCAGGACGCTGAGGAGTTAGCCATACAGGAGTTTGTGCAAAAGGGCCTGTGGGACCCCGACATTCCTGACGAACTCAAGGGGCGCTTGATAGAGTACGAGGGGAAGCGCCTGGCCTACCTGGACAGAAAGTATAAGAAGGCGATGGATGAGGTCGCCAGACTCCGGCCGCACGCAGAGGCAACGGGGCTGCTCGCAAGGAGTGGCAAACAACTTGCGGCCGCCGTCCTTGTGAACCCCATCATGGTTCTGACGAAACCGGTTCGCCGTTTGGCGCAGGTTGTCGAGGAGTCGAAGCGGGGAGAGCGCGACGAAATGCAGACGCGCCAAGAAGCAGTAGAAATGGAGCGAAAACGGATTACGGGCGCGCCCATGACTCCCTTCCAGCTGAATCTGTGGATAAATAAATACGCTGTCCCCGAAGAAAAGCCTTACCCGTGGGGCGCAACGCCTGCGATTCGCGCGGAGCAGGAAAGAGTGCGGCAAAGTCGGCTTGATCCGCGCACCGGGTTGCCGTTGCCACAAGAGCCGTGGCCGAAACTTCTGGATCCCGGCGTCGAGGAACTGTATCCGAAGTGGGTGGAAGTAACGCCCGCCGAGACGTTTGCCGAGAAGGGCATTGATGCCGCCGCGTCTCTCATCGCCTTTGCCGCCCACATTGCCGTATTCAAGAGGTTGTTTCCTGCTTACAGCGCCACGGTCCACTGGGAACTGGCGAATCTGGCATCCGGGGGCGAGCCAGGCCAGGGAGCCGTGATGCAGTTGGCCCTAGGCGGATTGGCTGCGGGCTTCCCTGGCATGGGCGCGCGTGCCATTGCAACCAGAACCATCCTTGCGTCCACCTTCTTCGGCGGGGCGACTTACGCCGGGGGCGGGGACACGAAGGACATTTTGATCTCCGTGGGCATCCCGATTGTCTTTGAGGGGTTCGGCGTCACAGCGAAGCAATGGGCCACGTACCGCGGCGAGGCTAAGAAGGTAATCATCGACGCCCTGAAGGAGAAGGCGCCGGCCCTTGCCGCACGGCCCGATGCGGAGATCGACGTGGCCGTAGGGCAGATTCTACCTGTGGAACCCGCGCCAAAGGCCGCACAAGCCCCGCCGACGCCCGAAAAGGCTCCAGGTGTCGCGGAAGCCCGTCCGCTGCCCGCTGAGACCGTCGCGGAAGGTGTCGGCCCGCAAGCCCCGGCCCCAAGAGAACGCGGTCTGGAGGTCAAGAAGGGTGCTCCGTTGCCCGCTGAGGGCATCCCAGGCCGTCCTAGGCCCGAAGAATTGCCTTTTGAGCGCCCCATCCTGAGCGAACCGGAGGCGCAGAAGGCGTTGTCGGAAGCGTCCAGGGCCGCCAGAGAGGCCCGAAAGGATGCTGAGGCCGCCTTGAATGAGTACGGCCTCGGTCGGGTGGAGGAAGATGTCGCCCCGCTTGTCTCGGCCATGCAGCGGCAGGCCGACAAGATTTTCTACAAGCCCGGAGTCTCAGAACGTGGCACAGAGATTCAGCAACTCATCAAGGACAACCCGGCGCTCAAGAAGTTCTTCACGCAGAACGCGGCGGTCGGTCGGCCCCTTGATGATGTCGTCGAAGCGGTGGCGCGCGAGGCAGGGTACGACCAGCGCGGACCGGAGGCGCTCAGCATCGATGACTTCTTGGCGCAACTGGCGCAGCAGGCGAGGGCGCTTAAGGCGGCGAAGGGCAAGTTCAAGTTGGACACGCCGGAGTTCCTGCGGCGTGCGGCGGATGACCTCGAAGGATTCGACCCTGGCAAGGCGGCGGAGTTGCGGGAGAAGGCCGATGCGGTTGACGCGGCGATGGCGGACTTGGAAGCAGCGCGCACTCCCGCAGTGGCCCCCGCTGCGCCTGCCCCCGCCGCCGGCACGGCCCCGGCGGATGTGACGGCACGGTATGAGTCGGTGCCCGGTTTCGTCGCCATCGGTCCTGCGGCGGAAAAGGGAATGGCGCCTGAACAACCGGGCGTCATCCAGCAAAAACTTGAGCAGGCTATCAAGAACAAGCCGAAAGACTTGGGCAATGTGCGCGACATAGCAGGCTCGCTTTATCTCACTGCCCATTCCCAAGACAACCCGACTGTTATCAAGGCCGCCGATGCCTTGGGGGACATGCCGCTCCAAATGTCCAACAACATCATGGCGCACCAACAGGATGCGGCGCACTTGTTCGCGTCTTTGCCCAAAGAGTACCGCGCCAAAAAGGGTGCGAAGTTCTTTGAGCTGATGGACCGCACGCAAACCCCGGCCGAGATTGACACCGATCCGACGATACCGCCGGAAGTCAAAGCACCGCTCAAGCAGTTCAAGGCATGGGGGGAGGAACGGCGGCTGGAACTCTGGCGGCGCAATGTCGAGCGTGCAACGGCCACTTACGAGGCATGTAATGTCGAGACCTTGGCAGACCTTGCGGCGAAGCGCGGCCTGCCTGTCCAATCAGCATCAGTGCTGACCGAGGCGCGGGAACCCGGAGAGGGCCGGTTGCGCCTTCAATCAAGCGAGACGGGAGAGACGCTGACAAAAGCCCAAGTCGCCCGCCAGTTGGCCGAACTTGATCATCCAGAAGCCGACTACGGCTACAAGTACGGCCACATTCTTCACACCTGGTTCGGGCAATGGAACCTGACATACTTGGACGCCGAAGGGAACTCGCACTTCATCGACCGGGCTGAAACAAAATCTGAAGCGTTGCTGAAATTGATGGCGTGGAACAAGTCGCATCCAGA